AAGACATCGCAAGTAAAGGCCATGCAAGATCAAGTTGACACTGCCTTTGATCAAATCATGAAGACAACACAAAGAAGTGTAGATAGTGGCAGACTAAATCAAACTAACGCTCTTGCTTTGTCTAGAAACATAGAAGATTTTATGTTCCCAAGGATAAGAGTTGACTATCAATCTCCAAACTTATCACGATCAGATAAAATAAAAAAAGCTAGAGAGATTCAAAAAGCTGCTGAACAAAATATTTTAGACTTAGAAAAACAATACATAGATTACCAAGGCTTGGGCTTAGGAGAAGGCTTAAAGATATCTACGTTATTAAAAAATAATAGAGATATTTTTGATACTTACTCTAATCAAGTTTTAAATTATAGTGATGAAGGTGCAGATGGTTTTATGCATTTGTTTATACCAGATGAATTAAAAAGTATCATTGCAGAGAATGCTGGCTTGTATGGAACAAGAGTCTATAGATCTATATTAGACAAAGGTTTTAAAGTTCAGCCAGAGTTTCAAGAAAGAGCTGTAAAAGAAATACAAGAAAGTTTTGGTGTTGACAGACAAACTGCACAAAGAGAATTCTTTGAACTATTAAACCCCGGTCCAAAAAATAAAAATGGTTTTGACTTTGAAACTAACGACATGTTAATGGAGGGATTGCAAAGAGAAAAAGGAATTCTTAAAGGCAGACAGCTAGATAACTTACCACAAGTAAGAAGAGCTTTAGGTGAAGCGGCAGGATACTTACAAACAGATTGGAAAAGTGCTCTTGCTAATACCAAGCTTACAGCAAATGTAACCTCACAAAAACTTTCAGGTCTTATAGGTAAGACAGAAATGTTTAAGCAGATCAAACAACTTGATGAACTCGCACCTCAAACAGGCGGTGTTAAGTTTTTAAAACCAAAGGAATTTGGCATAGATGCTGATGGCAAGTCAGCTAAAGAGTTAAGAGACTTTGATGCACAAGGTAATGCAATAGTATTCAAACAGTTTGATGAAGATGCTGGAGCCCTTGCTGGTTCTTATGCAAGAGCAGATATCTTTGATGCTTTGATGGGAGCGACAGCAGATATGAAAGCTCAATGGCCTGTTCTCGGAAAGCTATACACTGGCATGTTAGCTGTTAAAGCTGGATCACAATATGGTAAAACAGTTTTATCTCCCGGAGCACAGGTAAGAAACTTTACCAGTATTCCATTCTTCTCATTGCTTAATGGAAATCTTGGAAGCACTGGTAGATTTGTTGACTCTGTTCAAACAAGTTTTGCTGGACTCATGGATCCTAAAGGAAAAATTTTAAGAAAAGATAAAATAGCTGAACTTATGGAAGAAGGCATTATGCAAAAAGGTGGTGCTCAACTTGGTGAAACTTTAGAAATTGCAAAACTTGCAGCTGAAAGAAGTGGATTAGTTTCTGGTGTAGGCAAAGCTGTAGATAAATCAGGCGTTAGATTTTTTGAAAAAGCTTATGGTATGACTGATGATGCTGGTCGTGTATTTAATTATCTAAGTGAAAAAGAAAGAATGCTTCAAGCATTATCGAAAGCTCCAGAGTCAGTGGTTCCAATAGAGTCAGCAAAAAATATAACAAGGTTTGCAGATTTGATTGAAGGATCTAGAGGTGGTGCAATTATAAGACCGCAAGATATTATTAATAAGTATGGCCAAGAAGGATTGGAACAATTTGCTAGATCAGAAGCTGGAGAGATTACTTTAAACACTGTGCAGAACTATCAAAGAGTTGTACCATTTGTTTCAGAAGTTATTAGAAGATCTCCCTTTGGTAACTTTGTCGCATTCCCATCTGAGATTATAAGAAATACTACTAACGCTGTAAGTAGAGGCATAAAAGAATTGGCTAGTGACAATCCAGAGCTACAGAAAATTGGAATGCGAAGATTGACTGGTGCTGTAACAACTACAGCAGCTATGCCCACAGCATTAACGAGTTTAGGCATGGCATTAACTGGAGTAGCTAAAGAAAAGATAGAAGCCTATCAAAGAACTGGAGCAACTCCTTGGGATAGAACAGGAACACTAATACCTATTGCTTCTGACAAAGATGGCAATCCAACTCAGTTTTTTAATTTTAGTTATATGAATCCATACGACTATTTAAAAAGACCGATCAACAGAGTTTTTCAAGAAGTGGCAAATGGTAATAGAGATGAAGAATCATTACAAAAAATATTATTTGATTCTTCGATGGGAGTTATTGGTGAGATGGGGCAAAGTTTTGTTGAGCCAGCATTTGCTGCTCAAGCTGTACTTGATGGAATTAATGGAACAACATCAACAGGTAAAAAAATATGGGGTTCTTCAGACAGTATGGGAGATAAAGTTGCAAAAGGTTTTTACAATTTTATCGACACAGCATTACCAACAATTACTCCATATAGAATAGAGCCTGACCTAACAACAAAAAAACCTATTGGCATATCTGCTCCTGGCTTTACTCCTAAAAATTTTCCAAAGGCTGTGTTTGGTAGCACTGATAAAAAAGGTGATGATCAAAAAATATTAGACCGAATGGGTAATGAGATTGATGTAGCTGAAACAATGGTGCAAGCATTTACTGGATTTAAAGTTGTTAAACCTCAGCTAGAAAGAACTGTAAGATATAGAGGTTTTGAAGCAAACGATGCAATCAGAGATGCTACCAATCAATTTAATAGATTGCTTAGAACCAATGATAGAAAGACAGCAGAAGAATTTTTACAGGGATATATTAATCAAAATGAAAATAGATATAGAGTATTAAGAGATCTATATACAACCATAGAGGATGCTAGAACTTTAGGATTAACTGATAGGCAAATAGAAAAACAATTAAAAGATGCTAAAGTTGCTAACTATAAAGATGTTATGAGAGGAATATTCAGACCAATAGATGTTAGCAGAGATCTAGTAGAAGCTTCAAGGGTTGGCGAAATAGGAGTTCCTCAGCCTATTAGTAAAGGAATGTTTGACTTATCTAAAAAGGAGTTAACTCAAGGTTTAACTGGTCAATACTTAACACCAGATGTTAGAGCTCAAAGAGCATCGCAAGTTTTAAGAGAAGAAGAAGAACAAAAAATATTAACAGGCACACCCTAGAATATATCAACCACCAGTTCACATCTAGGATCATCTTTATCTACACCACCAAACTTATAAACAACTTCCTTTACTTGTTTGAAGTCATCGTCTTGTATGATCCCAGCTTTAACCAAAGCATCACAAGCGAACTTATCTATGACTGAACATGGATTACTTATGTCAAGTCTTCGATTGCTCCTAGCATAGTAGGTGTAAGTCAATCTAACTGGCTCACTAAACTTAGGTAGGTCTTGTATCTTTTCTACGAGATCTTCTGAGTATATTTTTTTTGCTGTAGATAAAACTCTATAGTGTGCATTTCTATAGTTGTTAAGATTTAAAATAAATTTTTTTTTCTTTGAATAGTAAACATCCAAAGGTAGTTTGATTTGCATTAGGTTGATGGCCTAGTTTCAATCCAAGGTCTGATCTCTTTAATAGAAGCGCCATTAAATACCTTCTTAACTTTATCGCAAGTCTCTAAAATCTCTTCTGGGAATCCACTGTTTACAACTTCAATTAATTCTTTGCTAGAAAAAAAGTTTTCGCCCGGCGTGTTAAGGTTCTCGGCTACGTTAACAAATCTAATCTTGTCCTTCTCGTATAAAACCATATCGTCATCCTTCTCCATAACATGGGCTGGTATTAACTCAGGTATAAAGTTATGTCTTGCACAACCTTTGGTTTGTCTGTCTTCACTAATCTTTCTATCGTGCTGGGTGCAATGCCAATGTGCATCTCCCTTCTCAATATCAACCTTAGCAAACCTACAAGATCTACAATGAATCTTAGGTGGCAGTGCTCTACCTAGATAACAGGCTTGTTGGCCTGGTGTCATGTAGCTTTTGATTCGGTAATCTGTTTCTGGTATGTAGTTATCTGGTGGTGCTTCTGCTAGTAAAATACTTTTTGCTTTTTCTATTAAAGAATTAAAAGCATCACCATCATACTGAATGATTTCAGTATATAAGTCTGAGTTATTTTTGTTATAAACAATTGCAATGCATTGAGTAAATTTAAACAAGCCCATGTATAAATGTAACTGGGCAGCATACTCTTCTGACCAATCACAATAACTACCAAGCTTTACTAGGTTGTTAAAGCGATTGTCGTTGGCTGTCTTGAACTCTAACAAGAATGGATCTTTGGTATCAATCCCCGGAAAGTTTTGCCCTACGCCATCGATATGACCTTTAACGTGGCCTCCCAATGTCTGTGTCTCAAACTGTTTACCATTGCGAGCAACGTCAAAGATCTGAGCACCGGGAATCTTTCTAAGCTTCTTGATAAGATCATCCTCAACCACGTTGCCTAGATCAAGAAGTCTCAAGACTCTAGCAGGCATATCATCAGGCATAAGCCAGCGATAGCGCATCCAAAGTAAACGCTGATTAGGATTACCTATCTGACTGATACCTAGATAAAATCTTTGATGTCTCTTTTGCTGTAGTTCAACATCATCTAGTAAATGGTTTATATCTTTCATAGATCTATGTCCTCATTTTGTTTGGTTTTAATTCCAACAACGTTCTCATACTTACCTTGTTTTTGCACAATGATCTCAGAGATTGTATCAAATGCACCACTGTTAATTAATTCAGCGGCCATCCATGGTTGGCTTGGTGATCCCCACTTGGTAGTAATCTTTTTCCACTTACGCACTGCCATCTTATGTGCAGTGGGATGGCCAAACATTAGTGGCATCTTCTTAGGAAAGAACTCATCCTTCACCGTAAAAACTACCTGACAATACTCACTGCCATTTTTAGACTTGACCACAGATGCATAGATGTCCGTGATGGGTTTGTTTTTAGGGACTGATGCTTTCCTTTCATCTGATAAGACAGCTTGCTTCTCAGCCTTGGTACGCCTTGCTACTTCCCTTTCCTTCTTGGTCCAAAGAACTTTTGATTGTGTTGACTCAAACACTTGGCCGCACTCAATACATTCTTTAGCGGAAGGTGAGTTGATAGCATTACAGCTTGCACAAATCTTAGGCTTGTATCTTCCGGGAAGACTTTCGCCAGGCTCTACTTCATCTAGACAGCCATGCCTAGCTACGTTCTCACCGTAGTCAAGCAGCAAACAATTCTCCTTGTCATCATGCAGTCGCATACCACGGCCACACATCTGCACATACAAACCAATGCTTTGCGTTGGCCTAAGCAATGCTATACAATCTGTTCGCGGGGCGTCCCAGCCTTCGGTTAAAACCCCAACATTGCAGAGAGCATGAATCTTACCAGACTCAAAGTCTGCAAGAATCTTATCTCGTTCTTGGTTGGGCGTCTCCCCTGTAACCACAGCAGCACTAATACCATGTTGCTGTAAATACTGAGTCATCTTCTGAGCATGGAGAACAGAAACACAGAAGAACACCGAGGCTGTTCTGCCTTTTGTGTAGGCATTATCAATCCAATCACTTATAACTTCGATGATGGTTTCATCCACCATGGCTATATCTTCTAATTCTTTTTCCCGGAAGTCTCCACCTTTGAACTTCAAACTAACTTTGCCAGCATCAATGATGGCATTGTCGTTGACAGCAAAGGCAGACAATCGGCACAAGTAACCTGCTTGTATTAACTCTGGTATCGATACACTGTAGGCAAGACCTTTAAAGAAATGATCTTTACGATTGCCATAGATGTAGCCTTGACCCATGCGATAAGGTGTTGCAGTACAACCCATGACCTTCATGGACTGGCGTTCTGATAGGGTGTCAATGATCTTCTTATAGCGAGTGAGAGAACTAGGTGGCACGTTGTGTGCCTCATCAATAATCATGTAGTCAAACTTGCCAACCTTTTCTAATCTCTTAGGCGAAGCCAAGGTATCGCGACTGGCAACTAGAATTTGTGCATTGTGTTGAAAGCGTTTCATACCAGCAGCGAGTACACCCACCGGGGCATCTGGCCACACAGACTTTAGTTTGCTTTCAGCTTGAGCAACCAACTCTTTTCTATGAGCCATGATAAGAAACCTGGCCTTGGGGTTTTTGTTAAAGACTTCTTTAATGAAGTGTGAAAATATAATGGTCTTACCAGCTGCTGTTGGTAAGGCAATAAGCGCTGGGTCCTCAGGCTTGGTATCAAACCAAGAGTGAAGAGCATCTATAGCGTTGCGTTGGTAGTATCTAAGTTTCAATGAATGACTTTCTTTTGATCACGAGGTTGTATCAAAAGCTGCATTAACTCTTCATGTTCATAAGATTCGAGGTTATCCATTACTACCGTGGATAGTAATTGCATAGCGTCATAAGGCGTGTGTGAAAATTTAAAAGATAATTCAACACAGAATCTTGCGAGAGTAACTACAGCTGCTTTAGTATCTAGATCTTGTCTAGACCAATCATCGATGCACATGTGTAAATCTTGCATCACTTGATCACAGGTTCTTTCATCTAAAGAATCTAGGGAATTTTCTTTGTCTATCATTTTTTCTTTCCACATTTAATAAAGTTAGTTTAGCATCTTTTACTTTCTGGTCGATGTCAGTTGGCAAACTATCAAATGTTTTGTCCAAAGAATTCAACAAAGATTCCATTACGTTAATGAGGTTGTTGGCCTCTCTCTTGTCTATCAGCATATCTTTTCTCCAAAAAAGATGGGAATATTATTCCCGGTTTAGTTATAATAAAAAGGCGAGGAGTAACCAAAGCAAGGTTCAGGTCATTCATAGCTTTAGTTACTCGCTCGAGGATTTCACCAACAACATCACTCTCTCCTTTTAATAGGTCGACCTGTTGCAATGTCATGGTGAAAATCATTTACTTATCCCAATCAAAAGGATCTTCTTCTGATGAGCCACCACCACTAGGTGCTGGAGCTGGGGAAGGGGAAGACGTTGCAGACGAACCGCCAGCTAAAAACTTAGCGATCACATTCTTATCTTCCCACTTCGTACCATCACCCTTATCTCTGCCTTCTTCAATACGAAGGTTGGCATTGAAAGGGACACTCATCATGCTTTCAAGATCCTCCAAACCGAAAGCTTCCATATCAGGATCCATGCCCATGGCCTTTCTCCAGTTACGAAGCTTCCCTTTAGAGACGTTTAGTCCGTTGCCTTCAAGCATAAAGTTTTCCCAAACTTTCCTACCTGAATACTTCGGTCCCACAACTTCATAAGTTACACTCAGCATCTTATGACCTGTGGCTTTACTGTTTTTACTTTCCCATGACGCTGCTACCATCTCGTAGTCTCCAGCAGGCATAGGCCCAATCGAACCGCTGTCTTCTTCGACATCAGTTAAGTTTAGATTAAATAAATCATCCGACATTTTTCTTCTCCTTCATTTTAGATTTTAAAGATTCTTTGAAAGCAGTCATGAATGCGTTGAAGTCAAGATCCAATGGGGCGTTACCCAAGTCAACTCTACTCTTAGCATCGAAGGCTGCGGTGAATTTATGAAATAACTTTCGCTTGCCATATGACACTGCTCTGGTCTTTTCATTAAAACCCTGGCCACTAGTACGAGTTGATACCTCGTAGTTAGCAAACAGGTTGAAGTCTACCCATTCCCGGATCATCGATGATACCTTCTTGTGTAGACTCATCTCCCAACGATCATAGGGCTCACGCTCAGGATCATTGAAAGTTCTGATAGCTACATGAGAAAGCAAGATAACATTCATCTTTTTCTCCAGTAGCAAATCAAACATTTTAAGTATCCGCCTATATAACTCAGCGGATTCTGTGTAACCTTTACCGAAGCCTAATGACTCAATAGACTTAACTGAATGCATGTCGCAGACTTTTTGCTGCACAAGTTTCTCAGCCCAATCAGTGGTATCAAACACCACGGTTTTGTAATCATGTTTCTCTTCATAAAGAGTTTGTAATTGTTTAACAATGTCATCGTATGACTTGCATAGTTTGAAAGAAGATACATCTAAAAAGTTTGTACCCTCTTCTGTCTTAATAAATATAGGCCTAGGTGCATTAGATGCGAAGGTAGTCTTACCTATCCCATCAGTTCCTGCTACATTTATTTTTATTGCTGGCACCTTGATGCCTGTTTCAATGGTATCCAATAGACTCACCTTGCTCTCCTTATATAATGGTTAACGTTTAGATCTTCTTGAGAACCAACATGCTCTTCCCATATGTTTACCAAAGTGCTTGGCAAATACATATCATCTAATTTTTTCATTTTGCTACAGAACTGTTCAAAATCTTCACAGCCTCCAATAACATACTCAGCATCCTCAGTTAAACCGATTAAAAAATCCCCTGTTCTACTCATACTGTCTCCTTTTTAATGCTTTTAGAAGCTTCATTAATTAAATGTCTAGCTGTTGTAACTGAGGGTGCACAATCGATTGCCATTTGTGTAAAAAAAGAAATGCCATGCCATATTACTTCTTGAACATCTAAGTCTTTTGCATTTTCAATTGCATTTATTAGATCATCAAAAAGCTGTTCCCTAATTTCATCTTTTCTACTCATCGCTTACTCCTTTTAATGGATCAATGAATGTGACATAAGGCCTTTCATTAATCTTAGTTGTCAAACCTTTCTCAATGTACTCCCAAGCTTTCGGATCTTCATCCTGAAGTTTCTTGGTTGCACGAGAATCCTCCACATACTGTTTAGTAAATGGAAAGTTTTGTAGTTCTTTTGATAAATCATTTAAGTAGTCTTGGTCCCATGACTTGGTAACCTTGTACTGCACTCTTAAATCTTTGGGTATCAAACCGTTAAGCTGCACCCTTTTGGATCCACCAGAGTTTGATAATAATTTAGTAACCTCAACAACTTCAGGACATTGAGCGAT